TGTGCACTCCCTACCTTGCGATGAAGAACATTCCTTTGATTGCTGTTAACCACACATACAAAGAGATTGGATTGTTTCCTAAAGACATCGTTGGTGGTGGTACGGGGATCTACTACTCTGCAGACAACATTTGGATCTTGGGGCGTCAACAAGATAAAGTTGGAACAGAGATCAAAGGCTATCACTTCATTATCAATGTGGAAAAATCTCGTTATGTTAAAGAGAAGTCAAAGATTCCTATCTCAGTTAGCTGGGAGGGCGGTGTTCAACGCTGGTCTGGTCTGCTTGAAGTTGCTCTTGCTGGTAAGTATGTGGCTAAACCATCTAATGGTTGGTATCAATACGTTGACCAAACTGATGGTGAACTGGTTGGACAAAAGTATCGCGAAAAGGACACGCTAACCGAAGAATTTTGGTCACCTATCTTGAACATGACAGACTTCAAAGAGTTTGTTAAAAAACAATATACCATTGGTCATACATCATTGGTTGACATGGATTCAATTGTAGAGGAAGCAGATGATTGATTTAAATAAGCCTCTTGATGGGGTGGACTACAGAGTAATCTCACTTAAACATCCAAATGAAGAAGACTTTTGGCAAGTGGTATTATTAAAAGGTGAACACCAAGATAAAAAACTGGTGTTCACTAACATTGAATTTGATGGTAAGAACAACACACTTAAATTCTCACTTGATGTTGTGGACGAAGATGGTGTGTTGGAAAAAGCAACATTAGAATTAGAGGATCTTGCTTTTAAGATCCTACAAGATATTATTAAAAGTGGCCTCGTAGATGGGAGCGTTGTATTCGATGACCAAGACTCCAGTAACTGAAGAATGGAAACAGAACGTTGACTATGAACTAATTCCAGCAGAAAACAACCACTGGAAGGTTAGGGTGATCAAAGGTGACTTTATTGAGACTGTATTTCACTACGGTAATGTCAACTTCTTAGACGAAGATATGATGATGCAGTTTGATTTTACGCTTGACTATACCCCCGATCTTAGTGTAAACTCTGATAATGTTGAGCTACAAAAGGTAGCTAGTAACATTCTTCACAGTCTTTTAATTGGAATGATAAATGACAATAAACCTTGAGCAGACCATCCTTCGTAATATTCTGACTAACGATCAGTATATGAGGAAGGTTCTGCCATTTGTACGACCAGATTACTTTGAGGGAATTTATAGGGAACTATTTAAAGAGATCGGGCGGTTTGTTGGCAAGTACAACAAGCTGCCTACGCTCGAGTCGTTCAAGATTGAGATTGATGGTAACGAAAGAATCAATAGTGGCGACTATGCATACGCATTAGAGATCCTTCCAAGTATCTTTTCAACTGAACAAATCAATCAACAATGGCTATTGGACACTACAGAGAAGTGGTGCCAAGATAGAGCGGTGCATAATGCAATTATGGAATCAATTCAAATCATTGATGGTAAGCACAAAGAGCTTACTAAAAATGCGCTCCCCGATATTCTCCAAAAGGCGCTTGCAGTCTCTTTCGACACGAATATTGGGCACGACTATATCGAAAACGCTGAACAGCGATATGACTTCTACCACGAGCAGGAATCTCGCATTCCGTTTGATCTTGATTACTTTAACAAGATTACAAAGGGAGGCTTACCTAACAAGACTCTTAATATTGCTCTCGCTGGCACTGGGGTTGGTAAATCTCTGTTTATGTGTCATGTTGCTGCTAACGCCCTAACTCAAGGTCGCAATGCACTCTACATCACAATGGAGATGGCAGAAGAACGCATTGCTGAACGTATCGACGCTAATCTGTTGAATATTCCTCTTGATCAGCTTGAGTATATGTCTAAACCGATTATGATGACTAAGGTCAATGAGATTGCCAACAAGACCAATGGTAAGTTGATCATTAAAGAGTATCCTACTGGTCAAGCGAACGTATCGCACTTTCGTGCATTGTTAAACGAATTGAAGTTAAAGAAAAACTTCATTCCTGAAATTATCTTCATTGACTATCTGAATATTTGTGCAAGCTCACGAATGAAAGGTATGGGTGGTGCGATTAACTCTTATACGTATATTAAAGCAATTGCAGAGGAGATGCGAGGTCTTGCTGTTGAATTCAACGTTCCGATTATGTCTGCAACGCAAACGACACGTGCTGGTTTTGGTAGCTCGGATCCTGGGTTGGAAGATACGTCCGAGTCTTTTGGACTACCCGCTACGGCAGACTTAATGTTTGCTTTGATTTCTAATGATGAACTCGCTCAACAGGGTCATATCCTTGTGAAGCAACTAAAGAATCGTTACAATGATCCAAACAAGTATAAACGATTCGTTATTAAGGTTGACCGTTCGCGCATGAAGCTGGAAGATGCTCCTGATGCAGAAGAGAACCTAGTGCAAGATGGTCCTATAATGGACAAGGGTCATACTGCTCAAGTAACCGACAAGTTTAAAGATATCATATTTTAAGGAGAACTATATCATGGCTAAGAAATCATCTGACAAGAAATACACCTCAAAGGGTGAACGGATCTCATCAATCAGCACCAAGAACACTGATGCTGGCCAGCGTTTGCTGAACCAAGTCAGAGCTCTTAACAAGGGTAAAAATATTGTGTTCACTCTTCCAGAGAACACCAAAATCCTGAACAAAAAAGGTGAACCAATTATCAAGATGGTTAAGACCAAGGTGAATGGTAAAGAACATTTGAAGCGTCTGCAAAACTTGAAGCCTGCAAAGGCTGACGCAGAATGAAAGCTAGACTGTTTAGCTACACTCAACCCACTGAGGAGTTAAAAGGTGAGTTTAAATCGGCACTTGAGCTTATTGCCTACTGTACCAAAGTATCTAACCCAGCTGGGCAATACAAACTTGACAACTCAGAGCGACTCATTCGGCGACTTATTGAGTGGAAACATTGGTCACCCCTTGAAATGGCAGACGCCACAATTGAAATCGAAACCACAAGAGACATCGCGCGTCAGCTCATCCGACACAGATCATTCGTTTTCCAAGAGTTTAGCCAAAGATATGGGGATCCTAACGATCTTGATGATACCTTTGTTCTGAGGGAAGCTCGTCTACAAGATCCAGCTAATCGTCAGAATTCTATTGAGACTGCTGACGAAGAGTTGAAAAAGACTTGGAATGCAAAGCAACAGCAGATCATTCACGAAGCTAAGATGGCGTACAATTGGGCAATCGCGAACGGAATTGCTAAGGAACAAGCGAGAGTCGTTCTCCCCGAAGGTAATACGATTTCCAAGTTGTATATGAAGGGATCTCTTCGATCATGGATTCATTATATTGAACTGCGATCTGGTAACGGTACGCAAAAGGAACACATGGAAGTAGCTAGAGCAATTGCAGAGGCAATCACAGTGATCTTTCCAATGGCTGGAGAATACGTTCATGGGTAAGAAACTTTCAACACATTATCCAACTGTAGACAAAGGGTGGTGTGAAATACATCTTGACTCTAAGGACGAATCGTTGTATATTAAGTACTTCAATGAGGCTGGCGTTGTCTTCTTCAGAGAAGAATTCCCCAATAAGTCTATGCATTACGTAGAAGATGTAGCAGAGAATTGGGCAAACGGTATTAAGAAATTGGAAATCGGTTAATGAGCAAACGCGATCCTGACAAGTTTGAGAAGAAACCACGTGACTTCTATGCTACCATAGATCCGTCTGCGGTTAATGTTTTGATACCACACGTAGAATCTTACTTTGGATCGTTCATCGAACCTTGCGCAGGCGCGGGAGATTTAGCTAAAGCCCTTATGATGAGAAAAATGGAATGCAAGGGTATGTACGATATTGATCCTCAAGCAGATGGTGTGGTTCAACGTAACTGTCTAAGCTTAAAAGAAGAAGAGGTTGGATCGGATCGTGACTACCAATTCATCACGAATCCACCTTTCACTTGGAAGGTCCTACAACCCATTATGGACCACCTAACGCAGCTTCTACCTACTTGGTTACTACTGCCAGCGGATTACATGCACAACGTGCGTATGGGTCCTTATATGAAGCGGTGTGATAAGGTAGTGAGTGTTGGTCGATTGTATTGGGAAGAAAACAAGGTCAAAGGAGTAGACAACTATTGTTGGTATCACTTTGACAAAGATCACAAAGGAAAGACTGAGTTTGTTGGACGATAATTATGCAAGGAAAAGTAAGAATGGATAATTTTAAAACTTCACCTTTGGATATGGTGAAAGATTTTGCTATTGTAATGGGTCAACCTATTAACCTACCGCAGTCCGAATGGCTTGATGATGAGGGTACAGTTGAACCTTTTAGATTCAGTCTTATTGAAGATGAGTTTGATGAGTTCTTTCATGAAAGACACGAAGCGAAAGACGCAGCTGCAGCCTTGAAGGAACTTGCAGATTTGGTCTACGTCTGTTATGGTTACGCTTCTACCTTTGGGTGGAACCTTGATGAGGCTTTGGCTAGAGTACACCAAAACAACCTTGGTCGTTGCATTCAACCTGATGGTTCAATTCAACGCCGTGCGGATGGCAAGATACTCAAGAACCCCGATTATCCTAAAGTAGAGCTTCACGACCTACTATGACAGTGCAAGATTTTGATGAAGATAATGCCATGACTAAACAAGTGGGTGGTACTCACTACAAGGACATGGCTATACAACCTGTTACCTTTATCATTGCTAATGGGCTCGACTTCTGCCAAGGTAACATCATCAAGTATACGTGTAGATACAAACAGAAAAACGGCGTAGAAGATTTACGTAAAGTGATCCACTACGCCGAATTGTTAATCGCAAGTCTTGAAGAAAAAAACTCATTATGATGTAATTTTTCTCTTGACTTCAAGATGTTTTCGGTGTATTGTGTATATGTAGGTTGAAAAAAGGATACGAATCACCATGGCTTATGTTTCACAAGAGGACAAGTCCAAACTTGCTCCGAAGATTCGCGCAGTTCTGTCTAAGTACAAAATGAAAGGCACTATCAGTGTTCGTCATCATAGTACTCTCGTTGTCACTGTCAAGAGCGGTGTTATCGACTTCGGCGCCGATTGGTCCGATGTCAACATTTATTGGATCCACGAACACTACAAAGGCGTTGCTCGTAAGTTCCTAACTGAACTGCTAAATGCTATGAAAGGTCCTGACTTCTATGACCGTAGCGATATTATGTCCGATTACTTCAACGTCAGTCACTATACCGATATCCGTATCGGTTCGTGGAAACAAAAATATAAACTGCAAGAGGTGGTGAAATAAAATGACAATTAAAACCTTCAAGTTCACTGCATACGGTGAGACTTTCACCACTGAAGCACCGAATCACCTCGTTGCGATGTCCGAAGCTAACCACGCTTTCATTCTTGGGCCAGGCGCTTGGATTGATGTGAACGACACAGAATTTAAATGGTCTTCTGGTAACTTTTTTGACTAAAGTGGCTTGACATCAAGATGTTTTTGGTGTAGTGTGTATATGTAGTCAGAGGAGATGATGATGAACGGTTTTATGAATGAGCTCTACAACGCGGTCGGTAAAGAGGTTTCGGGTTACTGGAATGGCGAAGCCTTCCTCGGCAAAATCGTATCTACCCGTGTCAAATACGGCACCGATATCGGTCTTACTGTCGAAGATGGCGACAAAATCTATATCATTGACGGCACTACCATGATCAATGG